TTCTAGAACTTCACCTTGCGTACCAGAGATTAATCCGTCTTGGTCTGTGACTATGACGTGGATTTCGTCTGATGTTGCACCAACACCTGTTGCGTATGGTGATGTGCCTGGAGCTGCATCAAACGCAGCGGTAAATGTTGCTGAGTTGTTAAAATTTGTTGTTGCGTCTGAAGAATCTGCTTGTAGTATTGAAACTTTCAAACTGTTTCCTAGATCGCCTGGATATTTTGCGACAAATGTGTGATCGGCAGTGTTTAACGCGCCTAACTGTGTATCGAAGTTATCGCGATTTTTAACTGTTGGTGCAGCATCTGCGCCTGCGTCGTAAGCGTTCTTTGCTGCGGATGTTACTGATCGAACCACTTGCAGTGAGTTCGAATAACGTAGAAAATAAGCGGCACTGTGGAAATCCACACTGTTATCGCTGTCGGGTGAACCGAATGTTGACACTAGTACACTTTCGTTGGATATCTTGGTCGCCTGTTCGACAGGTCCCCAATTAAAATCTCCGACGATAGCACCTGTGCTAGTTTGAACATTTGGCACAACACCAGTTAAGTCTACCTCTTTTACTACGATAGCAGGCGACTCTGATGGGGTAAATATTGCCATGACTCTTTTTCCTTACTGAGTTAAATGATATGAATACATAATACGGATGTTCACTTCTTAATGAAAGTATTTATAAGATGTTTTATTTTAAGAATAAACTAGAAATCATCTGAATATTCCACTGCCCAAGGCGTACTACGTTCTCTTTCTTCTATTATTCTGATTTGTTCTTCTCCCGTGTCCATGAATCCGAAGGGTGGTATGTCATTTTCGATTTCACTGATCCGATTCTTGTATAACATTTCTTTTATATTGATGTCTGTAAGGTCTCTGAACCTGTCAGTATTGATAAAGTACCCAAACATGACCAGATTCATAATGAGATCATCGTGATTTCCATCAGATGCTTCGTATGATTGGCCTCTTGCTTCGAATGTAGAACACTCAAGTATGGTCTGTTCGTCGTGAATGTCAAGTTTATTGTTTTCCAATAGATCTTTTATACCAGAACAACCTAGTCTTTTGGTCTTTCTGGTCATCTCTACCCCAAGTCTGTTTGCTTTTACTGTACTCTCGGTGTGCATATTCTCATACTCAAAGTCATGCCAAAGTCCATTACAGACTATTGTTCCCTGATCATTTGATTCTATTATAACATATGCTTGGTTATAAAGAGCGGCGTACTTATATATAATGGTGGGGAAGAGAATAGGTGAAATAGTATTACATCGGTAAGTAGCAACCTGTTTAAACGGTCTTGTGCTAACGTCGATCACGTTAAACGTAGAGTAGTCCTGTCCTCTTCCTTTACTTACATCAACTGTCATAATATAGTCGTGATCCTTTATGGTATCTTCGTATACAAGGCATTGTCCACCTTCTAGGTGACGCAGAGGATTAGACATCCTCATTGCCATAAGTGCTTCTGCACCTATGAGTGTATCTCCTGTTCCAAAGAATGTATTACCAAACTCTTGGTCAAACTGTAGTTGTGATGTGTTGGATATTGTCTGTTTCTTCCAATCAGCATCTCTATCTGGAACGTCCCACCAATCAACTCTGAATGGCTTAAATTCGTTTACCTTCTGGACTGCACCTTCCCATATCTTGTAGTACATATTACCGATACCGTTTGCAGTAGAAGTAATTATAACTTTGGTACTCTTACCTGATGAAATAACTGGATAGGTAGATGTATAGAACTCTGCCGCTTTCTCAACAAATGCAAACTCGTCAAGATATAAAAGCGATACAGACATACCACGAATAGATGACCCTGACGTTGCAGCTGCAATGATACGAGAGTTATTGGAAAACTCCACCGAACCTTTGTTTAACGCTTTACATCCTGGCTGAAGGAAGAACGGTAGATTCTCTAACATAAGAGAAACCCTACTTAACATCTCACGAGCAGTCGCACCTTTGTTTGCAAGAATTGCAACAATCTTCTCGGAGTGAAACAGAGAATACCACAATAGATATGCAACAGAAGATATAGATTTACCCGACTGTCTACACGCAAGCACGACACTAAAACGATTTTCATCAAAGTGTTTAAACATCTTTTCTTGATATGGGTATAGGTTAAAGGGCACTAGTCCTTCGTCCAGCGAAATAACCTTGCAATATTTCTTTGCGAAGTACGCTGGTTGTTGCATACACTTTCGGTATTCTAGAAGAGTTTCTTCAGTAAACTGTTCTTGTACACCATCGCGTTTTACATTAGGATTACCTAGATAGGTATTACTTTGTTGAATCATTCGGTGTCACATCTACCATTTTATCATGTTCTTGAAGCATTCTTTGCAAGTCAGTTGTTGAACCCACAAACAAGTTTTGGTTTGTTGTTCCACCGACTTCTTTTTCATCTTTAGTGATGTCTTTGCTTTTCTTCTGTAAATCCATCAATCTATCTGTTACGTCTGAAACGTTCTTAATCATGCCAGATAGGACTTCAAACGCACGAGGATGTTCACTCTCACGAGCAAACTGCATCATCAGATCTAAAGACTCTTGACCCTTCTGTATTAGGTCATAGTATGTATCTCTAGAATGGTCAAAGTCACTTTTTATTTGGTCAGAATCTTCCATTATATTTCTCACTTGTTATGCACTATCCACCGTATTTGTAAGGGTTGTAGTGAATCCATAATCACTGTCGGCAGAAGCACCAAGAGGATTTGGTAGGATGTTAAATTTTGAAACCCAAACGTCCGAGTCTCCAGAACCTGCTTGCATTAGGTATTGATTAGTTTCTACGTCACGAATGATTTTACCTGTGCCAAGCGGCCCATAGAAATTTGCTTGCATCTCAAAATCTAATTGGTAGTTAATGACTCGTCTATCACCAACCCCACCTTCGTATGTATCTGAATATGCAACACCCTGTAGTGTGACAGGTACGTCTTCTTTTATGTCTGCGTAGTCAGAAAAAGGTTTGATGGTTATACTATACTGTGGTGTAAAGTACGGTAAGATCTGTTCTAGTATTTGTAGTCCGTCATCTTGACTTTTTACATATAGATTTAATTGGAAGGCAATAGTGTACGGTACATAGTTGTAAAGTTTATTCCTAGAAACAACACTACTGGTACTAGGATCAGCCTTTTGTATCTTACCCATCTTTTGTAATTGTCGTTCGGGTGAGTATGTAAATGCAAGCATCTCAAATGACATTCTAGGTAGCTTGAGTGCTAAACCTGTGTTGGTATCAAGATTAGCTTGGTCTCGGATACGAACTAATGCCTGATCTCTAGCCGCATATGAAATAGGAATTTTCATAGTGCCAATAGTTGACCCTGCTGCGTTATGTCTTAGAACATATATGTTGTTGAATAGAGAACCAAACATCGCAACGCTTTTGCGGATGCGTTCATGGTAAAAATAAGAACCTAACATTTATTGTACATCTCCAAACGGATTACTTTCAGTGAAATCCAAGAACGACATATCCGTGGCAGTCGTTTCAAATTCATCATTCATTTCGGTTTCGGTCGCAGCGATATTTTGTGATATAGAAGTAGGTGTACAGAATGCACGAGATTCGTTTCCTAGTAGTGCAACTCCTGTAATAAGTTCTGCAAATTTACCATCACTAGCACCAACGTGGATAAGTCCAAGTGTATTAGAAGAATCGTTCCAAGTGACTACGTCACCGTATATAATAGCACCCGACGCAGTTGTTTGACTTATATATTCGCCCAAGATATATCCAGGCCCAGAACTGTCCATGATCAACTCGTATGTGTATGCATACTGTTCTGCTTCTTTATCCATTTCAATGTCGCCAGTAGAAAACTGTTCATCACTGTACTCAAATTTCTCACAACGTAATTTATATGTTGGAAGATTACTTAATTGATAGAATGGAGATTCGTGTTCTACGTGTGTTATCTTAAAGAAAGACTTAGACAAAGCGAGGTATATTATATCACCTTCACGTGGTCTTGTACCAGTAATTTCATTGTCATATCTAAGAACAATTTCTTTCCATCGTGTTCTGGACACAATGAATGTTGCTTCGTCACGTATTTCTACACCAAACTTAGTAAACAGATCTCCTTCACCGTCGAAACCGTCGGTGTTCTCAATATACATTTCTACTTTGTGTGATGAGTTGTATCTGGACTGTACGTCTTCACCGAGAATGGTATCCTCGTTGATAATATCTCTGGGAAGATAATATACGTCTTGGCCATAGATCTTCAAGGATTCAATGATTATATCCTCGTAGAGTCTCTGTTCACCTTTTACAACTTGGGAGAAATAGTGATTTGTTGCCATACTGTTATCCTATATAAAAATCTACAGGAGTTTCAAACGTCGATCTTATTTCCTCTTTTAAATTAGTTATATCTTCTTTTCCATCTTCGAATATCTGTCTGCCATTCAATGTGACACCGCCAGGCAAAACCATACCTTCAAATTTAATAAGGTTTGATCCCCACTGACGTTTTAACACCGCAGTTGCATAATCTTTTAACCACATATCATTCCAAGTCGCCGCAAATGTTGACATATTGACTGACTGATACGCTTCGAATATAATGTATTCTCCTGCTTTGACATCTTTATCTTCGAAGTCTCCGTGAAGATAAACTCTATTCCCATGTCTAACATAGGTAGTTTGAGGAGTACCGTTTAGTTTTTGATCCAACAAAGATAAGTATTGTTGCATTTGTTCGTAGTAGGCTAAATCGCCTGCAAAGTTTTGCATATCGGCAATGTCATTAAGCATCATCTGGTACTTAATGTCAAAGAAATTAAATGATGTGTTAAAGGAACTCGAAACGGGAAACATCCTAGTTACGTATAAAATGGTTGTGTCACCTAAACTAATATATCCATTAGTTACATCTGTAGTAGTCACTAAATGTGATTTGTATATTCTTTGTACTGCGTCGTTATGATACTCTTGCCAATACTGTATAGACTCATCGATACAATCCTCTTGTTGGTCAGGATCGATATTGATCTCTATAACAGGATCGCCTAGCCGACGCATACAAATGTCAAGAAATGTAGTTCTGGATGTTGCAGTTGCCATTTTTAGTTCCTATTTTATTCTATTTAGTTAAGCAGAGTTCCACCAGAATTGTAGACATTGATCCTATAATAAGCACCTGTCTGACTATCTAGTTTGTCTGCGTTTAAGTTTGCTACCAGTGCAGTTGATGCTGTAGTAATTGCACCTGTTATATGTAAAGCACCTGCTAATGTAACTTTCTGTGCATTGTCAATAGTAACAGCAGTGATGGAAGCGGCACCTGCGGAATCTCCGTCTTCTTTAATAAACAAACTTCGTGCAGCGGGATATTGAATATTTAAATCGCTTCCTGCCGCAGTAGTTATCATACCCCCTGCCGTTGTAGAGAAAGTTGGAGAGATTACGGTACTATTAAATGTAGCCGCACCAGCCTCTGACATATCAAGGGTAAGGGCTGTAAAATTAGAACCACCGTCATTACCTTGAAAATAAATATCTTTATCTTGTATAAGATTTCTAATATTAAGGTCAGAATTATTTACACTTAAAAGACCAATATCTGTACCACCATCAGCAAGATAAACATTAGATCCATCAGCATCAAGTTTAATATCTCCTGCAACGTCTAGTGTTAGG